AAGGAGGGAACGTATTCCCTACTAACTACTCACACTGGTAATGACTACGCACGCACCTCTCTACCATTGCCTCGCGAAATCGACTTCGGTAACGAGCCATTGTATGAGAAGTGGATTGCACCGGCTATCATTAAACTCAATAATGAGAAGCCGGTCGAACGTATCACCACAACACCAACACCATCACCAATCACACCCAACACAACACCACCAACAGTAAGTCCTTTTGTGAAATAGGAGCATACACATGCCTGTAGTGTCATTTAGCGACCGCGATTTGATGCGTGGAAAAGTCATTACTCCCGCGTGGTATCGAGTCGTGATTAATAGCGTGGGTGAGGCACCGGCCAAGGCTTCTGAGAAGGGGCCATCCACGAACTATCCCGTCGAGGCTACCATTCAGTTCAATGGTGACGATGGTAGCACTGAGTTTACTGGTGTGCCGTTGGATTGGAATTTCAACAGCAAGGCTATCGGTTTTGCTGTGGGATTCCTCCAGGCATTTGGTGTGGAAGTCAAGTCAGGTATGCGCTTTGACTTGAAGTCTGCTGAGTCTCGCGAACTGGATGTGTTTGTCGAGAATGACCAGTATCAGGGTCGTCTCGTCAATCGCGTCAACCACAAGTATCGTCCGGTGCGTCCGGAAGTTACTGCGGTAGTGGCGTCGTAACATTAACTGTTATCCTGGTCATATCACCCGGTAATGGCTGTATGGTTCCATATGGATATGGGTGAAATACCCAGCAGTAACCAGGATACTTAACGTAACTCACAGGAGAACTGAAATGAATCCGATGTTCCTCACGCCCGCTGATGACGATGCCGTTGACATGGATGAAGCATCCAAGTCAGAGATAACTGAAGATGTTGAGATTGAGGATGAGGCTGATGCTGAGCCTGATTCCGATATCGAAGATGACGATGACATTGAAGATGTCGATGACCCTACCGAAAAGGAACTCGACGAATAACGGGACTCACTCATTAGATAGCCCCCAATAGTTTATCCTCTGAATGGAGAAAGGTCTGCGCCATTCGCTCTCCTATTTAGCTTGAATGGGAGTGAGGGTAAGCGGCTTAAGTTTAATGAGTGATAGGCTCCGCACCATAACCGCTACGGCAACCTTGGTGCGGAGCCGCTTCTAACTATGGAGACTACAGGTGATTAACCGTAAGACTATTGAGTCAACTATCGGTAAGACCTTCGCTGATAAGCTGGATGAACTAGTTCTGGATATCAGTGAAGAACTGTCATTTACTCGGCGTCAGATGATTGAGGATTTAGGATGTGCTAATTTCCTCGCAGCATATCGCTTACAGAAAGTTCTCAAGCGTCTGGGTATTACGACAGTTAATAAGCTGTTTAAGACAGACCCATTATCCCTCGCGCGTTCTAAGGGTATTGGAGAAACAACTATCTACGTTGCAATGTGCATTCTCAACGCACGACATAAGAACGTTAGTGTGTGGTGGGGATGGAAGGAAACCAACACTCTCAAATTCAATGCCTTCAAAGAGAAGGCTATTAAGCGGGCGCGTAAGCGTCAGCATGAGGTATAACTATGAAACTCACTAGAGCGCATGAACAAGTTCTCATTGGTATTGGACTGGCAACGGTCCTCAATGGTCTGATTCCTGTCAAGGCTAAGAAGAAGAAGTCTGGTAGTAGTTGGACCAAAGAACGTCGTGAAAAGTTTTCTCAGACCATGAAGAAGAAATGGGCTGGGAAGAAGTAATAGCCCAGTTTTACTAACGAGTATGTTGGCACCATACTAACTAATTCGGCTGATTGATGTGAACGGAGCAAGATGACAATGGCGAGACTGTTTGAAGGTTTGCTTGGTGGGGCTGATAAGACTCCTGACCCTGCTGATAGCGCCGAACCCCGTAAGGAAGATAAGCGCGTAGTTGGAAAGATTATCAAAGTTGATGAAGATGGGTGGGGTTTCATCACATCCAAAGACATCAAGTTCACGCGCATTTTCTTTCACTGGACCTCACTGCGTCAAGACACTCTGAAGTTCCCTGACCTAAAAGTCGGTATGAAGGTGGAGTTTACCCCTGTAGAAGTGCAGGATAAGGGGTATCGCGCCATCAAGATTAAGGTCATTACCGATGACAAGGCATCAGGTAGCTAGGAGACATTTCCTAAAACTACTAACACTCGGAGTAGCTGGTTTACACGTCAAAGAAATAGACGTGGACCAGCTACTTTGGGTGCCCGGTAAGAAGAAGATATTTCTTCCATCTTCTCCTATTAGAAGTGGTGTGTCTTACGCCCAGATTATTGACTTGGAGTTGCAGCGTGTAATTCCCCATATTCAGGCACTATTTGAAAGGGATGATACTTTTTATCGCATACTATCCAAGGACAAATGACGTTCTTAGAACGCTACCAACAGGAAGATACCTGGCATGGAAGGGCGATGATAATGGAAATCTATCATCTCGCTATGCGTGCCCGGTCTGCTAGATGGACTATTAGTAAGACTGCCAGTCACTTCGATGTATCAATAGGGTTAGTCAGTGAAAACCTACGATTAGCCCACGCCATCCACGACGACCCCACCTTAGTTAAGATTACAACAAGGCAGCTTGCTTTGAAGAAAGTAGGTAGCTAATGCCGTTTGCCTGGAAACCACAAGATAGAGATGTATTGAATCACTGGATTAACACCATTCTTGATGAGGCATCTGATGACCTCAATGAATGGGAAACTACATTCGTAAATGATATGCAGATACGCCTCGCGAATAAGTGGAACTGGACTCAGAGTCAAGAAGAAAAACTCGAACAGATTTACGCGAATAAAACCAAATGACAACTAAAATTGACTGGTCATCTGTGTTTAAGAAGAAACATTCTAAAGAGGGTGATATTTGTGCTCTCTGTAATAGAGAAATACCTTCAGGCAAACTATGCATTAAGCAGGAAGATACTAAGAAAATTATCTGTTTATTCTGTATGATAGGATTGGCTGAAGTAGTATGAGCGAGAAGAAATACATACCTGGTTATGGTCCCTTGGGGGCCAAGATTATGATACTAGGGGAATGTCCTACGTATGAGGACAATCAAGCTGGTAAACTCTTTTCTAAAGCAGGAGAACTAAAGAGACTCTTACAGGAATCAGGTATCAACCCTGGTGACTGTTGGATGACATCTGTTTCTAAATTCCATGTTCCGCCCAATGTGGGCAAGAAGAAAATACCATTTGCCGTTCGTGCAAAGGCAGAAGGTATTGACATGCCTCAACAGTTGGCGGACCTACAGAATGAGATTAACGCTATCAAGCCTAATTGTATTCTCGGTCTTGGTAAGACTAGTCTATGGGCATTCACTGGTAAAACTGATATTACTAGCTATCGTGGCTCTATTCTTAACGGGATGGGCTGTAAGTTTGTTCCAACGTATAATCCCGACCATCTCTCGTGGCAAGCTACGGATGTCGAATTTAAGGGATACTGGAATAGACAGATTATCATCTTCGACATTAAACGAGTTAAGACGCAATCATCCTTCCCCGAATTCAGACTCCCACAACGAACGTTACAGATAGCGCATAACTCATACGATTTAGCGCAGTTCTATGACCGATATAAGACACAGCGGAAGCTCAGTGTAGATATCGAAGCTAATGGAACCTGTATACCTGTTTGTGTGGGCCTCGCATTTAATAAACAACATGGTATGACGGTGCCTCTCTGGAATGAGGGAGGTATCAGTAACATACCTACATCCGATTTAGTTCAGATGTGGATTCTACTTTCTCGAATCCTATTCAGTCACGACATCATAGGACAGAACTTCAACTATGATAGAGATAAACTACGCCGCCTTGGGTTCATTATTAGACGACTTGTCTCAGACACAATGCTCAAGGCTCATGCAATCAATCCCGAACTACCAAAAGGACTCGGTTTTAATACCAGCCTCTTTACCGAAGAACCCTTCTACAAGAATGAAGGAATGTATGAAGGTTCTATCACCGACCTACTCATGGGGTGTGCCAGAGACGCATGTGTTACCTTTGAAGTTGACGAGAATATGGACGCTGACATCGACGAAATTGGACAGCGACAGTTCTTTGAAAACTTCCTCATGCGACTCCCTAACCTCTATTCTTCAATCGAAACTCAGGGATTTAGAGTGGACCCTGATGAGAGGGACAGGCTATTACGGAAATACGTAGAGTGGGATGAGAAGGTGAGGTATGAACTATTTCAACTCGTTGGCACTGAAGTTAACGTTAATAGTCCTAAACAGATTAGTCTTCTACTATTTGAAAACTTCAAGTTACCGACCAGAGCCGGCACAGGCGAAGAAGAAATTACTGCTTTACTTAATAGTCAATCAGCTATTAAGAAACCAGAACATCGTAGAGTCTGCGAACTCATTCTTGAGGGTAGACGAGTCCGCAAGAGTATTTCAACATATCTCATGGCACTTCCCGATTACGATGGAAGAATGCGGACTACGTATTTCCCATGTCTCGATACAGGCAGAACTTCTACTGGCCAGCAAGACCCACCAATACGACCAACTGTAGAAGTAATCGGTGAGGATGGTAAGAAAAAGAATAAAGTCTTAGGCATCGCATTTCAAACGATGACCAAGCATGGTGATATCGGAGCAGACATTCGTAGTATGTATGTTCCTGATAACGCTCACTTTGAATTTGTTAATGGACAGGTTCAAGTAATAGAGGAAGAAGAAATCTTTCTACAAGCTGACTCATCACAGGCCGAAGCTAGAGTTGTATGGTTATTAGCTGATGATGAAGAAGCACTGAGGTTAGTAGATGAGATTGATTATCACGCTCTCACGGCCTCATGGTTTTTCGGTGGTAGTGAGGCAGACTACTCAAAGAAAGTCTTGGGCTATGAAT